ATGTAGCTTCAATCTTAATCTCCCGTAACGAAAAGGGCCAGGGAGCTACCCCTGGCCCTCGGTGCCTACGCTGCCTTGCGCGTCTTCTTGGCGACCGGAATCTTCTTCGCCACGCCCATCCGCTTCGGGGTCACCGGGGCCACCGGCTCGGGCTTGCTGGCAGCCTGCGGCAACTGGGCATGCCACTTGACCACGGTGAAGACCGGGGTGTAGATGCGGCCGAAGGTCTTGTTCTTGTGCTTGTAGCTGTCGCTGCTCAAGCTCACCTCGGCGATCATCTTCGTCGGGTCCTTGGCGAACTGCGCCATGTAGTCCTCGGCCAGGGCGGCGAAGGCGTTGATGCCGCCCACGCTGGTGGTCGAGTAGACGAGGCGCTCGCCGGCCAGCAGGATGCTCATGCCGCGCATCTCGCCCCAGGGGCGGGCGTTCTCGGGCACCTTGGCCGGGCGATCCGGCAGCGGCTGGTCCATCGGGGCGATGATGTCGCCCAGAAGCTCGGACTGGACCCCGGCGATGTCGGTGTCGGCCCAGCACTGCCAGCCATGGACGAACCCGTTGGGGTCGATGAAGACGTGGTCGTCCTCGCCGACCTCGATCTCGTCGGTGCCGTAGTTCCAGGCTCCGGTCTTGTCCATCTTCAGGAACCCGACACGGGTCGACGCGGCCCGCTTCAGGTTGGCGGCGACGGCCGAAAACTTGCTCGGGTCGAACGTAATGACTTCTCCAGACATGGTCTATCTCCTGTGCTTCAGCAATGAAAAATTCGCCATCAGCTTCGCCATCGGCTGTGCTTCAGACTCCAAGGCCACGATAGGAGCCTGGGGTTTTGGTCCCTTGCTCTTAACGAGGTTCGACCCGGAGGATACAGCAACGATGAGGCTCGTCAACTCCTCCGGCAACTTCGGGTGGGCCTTCTCGGCCATCGCAGGCGACATCAGCTTGTCCTGCCAGATTTTGATCTTGCGCTTGCGGGCGATCTCCAGCACCTTGTCCTCGTCGGACCACGAGCGGGTTGCCCGCTTGGGCTTCAACTCGTAGCCGGGGATCGGGTGGCCGCTGCAGGCGAGGTCATGGGCCACCTCGCGCAGGCTGTCGAGCCACTGCTGCATCAGGTCGGCCTTGTCGAGCCAGTAGGCGAGGCGGTCGGGGCGAAGCTCGCGCACCACCACCGGCAGGCTTTCGGTGACGTGGCCCATGAGCTTGGGGCAGACCGGCTTGGCCTTGCAGAACCGGCAGTGGTCGCCGGGCTCCAGTTGGAACGAGCCCTCGATGGCGGCCTGCATGGCGGCCTGGGCACGCACACCCCACTCCATGACGTGCTTGGCCGTGGTCACCCAGGTCTTCACCGGCCGGTCCTCGTCGGTCGGCTGGACGATGGTCAGCCTGACCTCCCTGGGTGCCCAACCCTTGCGGGCGTTCAGCACCATGAAGGCGTAGCAGAGCAACTGGTCGTTCTCCTCGGGCTCGACCATGATGCCGGCCCCGGTCTTCAGGTCGACGATCTCCAGCCAGTCGGGGCCGATGCCGACGAAGTCGGGCGTGCCGAACAGCAACTGGGAAAACTCCTGGCGCTGCTCGATCTCGTAGCGGTTGCAGCGGGGCTTCAGCGCCATGCAGTAGTCGAGGTACGGCCGCAGGAAGGCGAAGTCCTCGCCGGACATCACCGGGTGGGCGTTGTCGGGCGTGCCCTTGAGGTAGTCGCGGGCCACGTCATGCAGGCGGCTGCCCTCGTCGGCGTACTCGCTCGACGGTGCGTCGGGCAGTTGGAGCCCCAGGCCGAAGGAGCCCTGGCAGTTGAGCCAGCGGGTGGCCGAGGAGGGAGCGAAGGGAGCGTGTGCGGACATGGGTTGATTCTCAGTTGCAGCTATTGCTCAGGCACATGAACAGGGAGATGGCGAGCCAGAGGCAGGCGGCGAGGATGACGAGGAGGGTGGTGCGCTTCATTGGAGCCCGAGGATACACCCCGGGCTCCCTGGTTGTCAATCGTCGCCGTCTTCGTCGTCGCTGCCGTCGCCAGCCATCTCGGTCTGGCAGCAGGGGCAGGCGGTCACGTTGATGGCGTGCTTGGCGGCCATGCGCCAGACCGCGCCGCAGGCACCGCACTCCAGCTTGAGCATCCGCGTCGTCTGCTTCTTGCGGCTCGACAGGTCGAGCGTGCTGTGGGGGAAGACACCGACCTTGGCGATGACAGCGTTGGCGATGGCGCTCGCCAGGGCCGTGGGAAGCTCCATCTGGGTGGGCTTGCCCTCCAGGCCCAGGGTCTTGGCGATCTTGACGTAGCCGGCCTTGTGGCCGTTCTTGCAGTCGTCGATGGCGTGGGCAAGCTCGTGGGTCAGGATGCTGACGACGCGGTCGCTGGCCTCGATCTTGGGCGAGATGAAAATCTCGTTGATGCCGGCCTTGCTCATGCGTCGAGCCCAGCACTCGCCGATGCGCTTCCTGGCCGATCCGCCGCCCGGCCAGGAGCAGGACACCTTGACCGGGGGCAGCGTGACGCTGGGGTTGGCGACGGCGATGGCGTGGACGGCAGCTTCCAGCCACTGCTCGCGGGTGATCTTGACTTGGGTCATCTGGGTCTTTCGGTTTAAACGCTGGATGGCGCAACGCGAGTGTAAACCCAGTCTTCAAGCTTGTGCAAGCGTTTTCTTTACCATTCGTCGGACAGCAGCCTCAAGGTTCAAGCAGGCCCGCCAGTCGGACGAGGTGGCGGCGGCGATGTAGGTGTCGCCGTTCGACAGGTGCAGCTTCCAGTGCTGGGCATTGGTCGGCTCGACCCGGAGGACCAGCCCCTCCTTGCGTAACCGCTGCACCGACTGTTTAAGGTCCTTCTTCATTGCAATCTCCCGTAACGAAATGGGCCTGGGCCGAAGCCCGGGGCTTGGCCTTGCCGGCCTTGAGTCGGGCCAGGAAGGCGCTGAATTCGGCGAGCCTTAGCCGGGCTCGCTCGCGCCGGGCGATGAAGGGCTCGCCATCGTGGTCGAGGTCGAAGTCGTACTCGTCGAACCAGTCCTCGGCGGCCATCACTTGCCTCCCTTCTTGCGGGCGTCCTTCTTGGCCTTCTTCGCGGCCCAGACGCGGGCCTTGACGGCCTGCTCGTAGATGCCCTGGATGTCGACCTCCTCGCGCTGCCTCAGGCCCTTGCACCTGAGGATCAGCAGCGGGCCGTCGAGCGTGGCGATGATCTGGCGGTAGCCCTTGTCTCGGGTGTAGGCCATCGTGATCCGCGTCACCGGCTTGCTGGTGTCGGTGAGGCTGCTCACTCTTGGTATACCCCGCCAGCGTCCGATTCATCAACCACCTCGGGCGAATAAATGTCGAGCATCGGCGCGACGTGGCTGAACGAGTAGATGTAGCCGCACTCCTTCATCGGGCTCAGGGCCTGGAAGCGCCGGACGTACTCGCTGGTCAGCATCCCGGGGTACCACTGCGGGAAGGCTCGGGCGGCGTTGCTGCCGCCGAAGCTCGGGTCGAGCAGGTTGGCCTGCCGGCGCTTGCACTGCTCCTTGTAGTTCTTCAGGGCCTTCGACTGGGCGGCCATCACATCTGCTCCACGGTCACGAGGGTGTAGCCATTGCGGTCGGCCCAGGCCTCGGCCTCCTTGCGGGCCGTGGTCGGGAGCTTGTGTTCCCGGGTCCGCCATGTGAAGGCGTGGGCTCCACGCTCGTGGTAGTCCTGCTCCGAGATGACCTCGGCGACCCAGGCTTCGACGGCCTGCTTGTAGGCATTGATGTAGGCTCTCACAGGGGGCTCCTGACAGTGGTGGTGGAACGGATGCGGGCGGCCTCGCGCAGGACGGCCTGATGGAGGATGGCCCTGGCGCGCGTGCCCTCCAGGGAGGCGCTGACGGCGGCCTTGTGGAGCGAGCGCATCGGGCCGGTCTGGATGTCGACCTCCCCGGGGGCATCTCGCTTGGCCTGGGTGACGGCCGCGATGTAGTCGGCCTGGGCCATCGCAGTCCTCACATCGGCCTGGGCAACCGCCATGGCTGCCTGGGCCAGTGTGGGGAGCTTCTTCTGTGGGAGGTACACGGGGTAGTTCCAGGGTGCTGCGTTGGTCATGGTGGTCAGCCGAAGTACTTGCCGGCGCAGATCGGACCGATGCCGCGCTCGATGCTCTCCGGGTCGGTGAGGTCACGGCCGCAGATCGAGCAGTTGCCCGAGGCCTTGCCGTACAGGACCGCAGCGGCCTCGGGATCGCGCTCGATCTCCAGCAGGCGGCGGGTCAGGTCGCCCAGGTCGACCATCGGGCGCTGCCAGAGGGTCAGGGTGCCGCGCTCGATCTTGCCGACGACCTTCTCGACGCCCTCGACCTTGATCCAGCACAGGCTGTCGCCGTTCTTGCGGGCGATGGTCAGGCCGGCGAAGCGCAGCTTGGCGAGGCGCTGCATCAGGTCGAACAGCCTGGGCAGGGCGATGGTCTGGACGACCGGCGCGGGGGCCGCCACGGGCGCTGCAGGGGCCGCCACGGGCACCAGGGGCTGGCTCCAGGCGACCAGCTTGTCGGCATAGGCCGCCTGGGCGGGCGAGGCGAACGAGCCGAAGCGCTGGAGCTTGGCGGCGATGTCGAGGCAGGCCTGCTGCGAGCGGATCGTGAAGTCGTCCTGGCGCTGGCGCAACGCGAAGCGGGCGGCAGCCTGCTCTAGAGCAGCGACGGCGTGCGCCGAGGCGGTGGCCTGGATCGGGGCGGGGGCCTGTGCGCCGAGGGCACCGGCCGAGTAGTCTTGGGGGTTGAAGCTCATGGTGGTCCTTGTCGATGCCGGGATTGGCCTCGCCATTATAAGCCCAGGGCTACAACCCCTGTCGCTACCGTTCGTCGGTCTTGTGCTCATCCCTCCAGCCATGGCAGGCCGGCTTGGGATGGACAAGCGAGGCGGGGTGCAGCTTGACGATGCAGTGCGGGCAGCGCTTGCCGTACTCAAGCTCCTGGCCGATGCTCCAGGCGGTCAGGCGTGGGCCTGTGTAAACGTGCCGGCCACGCCAGAGGGTGGTGTAGCGCTCGCCGTCTGGCTCGCGGATGACGTGCATTTTCTAATTCTCCGTAACGAAATGGTGCTGGAAGGCCCAGGCTACAGCGCCATCGACGCGATCAGGCCGACCGTCAGGAGGGCGATGATCCCGAGCCACGCGATGAGGACGCTGGTGCGCCTGTAGCGGGCCGGGCGCTCCAGGGCGCAGGCGTAGGTGGCGTCGGGCACAAGCTCGCCGCAGCGGCGGGCGAAGCGCCAGTTGGACAGGTTGTCGAGGTCGATGGCGTTCATCGGATGCTCCGGTTGGTGTTGTAGGCGTCGGCCTGGGCCTGGGCGATGTTCTGCTCGGTGCAGTTGTTCCTGGCCTGCTCCCAGGCGGCGTTGTCGAGCAGCTTCCTCTGGCGCTCCCAGGCGGCGGCGTAGATGTCGTCCTGGGCGGCCCTGGTGCGGCGCTGGTAGTCGCGGTGGGCCATGTACGACTCAAAGAGGACGCGCAGGACCGCGATGACCAGAACGGCCATGACGACGAAGGCGAGGATCAGGGGGATGTCGGGGTGCTTCATGTAGCTCCAGGGTCAGCCGATGTTCTCGGCGATGTGGGTGGCGATGTCGTCGATGTAGTCGGCGTAGAAGTCTTCCTTGTCGTCGGCCTCCCGGTAGTCTTCGGGGTACTCCTCGCGGGCGTTCTGCTTGGCCTCGGTGAGGAAGGGCCGGAACAGCTTCCTGAGGGCGACCTCGCGGGCCTTCTCCTCGGGGTGCGACATCTCGACCATGCAGAAGGTCAGCAGCCGGCCGCCGATGTCCTCGCCGACCTGTTCCCACATGCGATGCTCCCAGTCGCTGCGGAGCAGCCCGTGGGCCGCCTGGATGGCACGCACGGCAGGCGCTGCCTCCTCCTTGCGGACCTGCCGCTCGCGCTCCTCGACCACGGCCTTGCTGGCCTGGGTCGCACGCTTGTCGTTCTCAGCCTGCCGCTCGGCAGCGAAGGCGACCATGTTGGGCACGCCGCTGTAGCCGGCGCTGCCGCGCACCCAGACGCTGGGGTCCTTGGTCGGGTGCATGCCCCACAGGGACAGGGTGCCATCGGCCATCTCGGTGACCTCGTAGACCTCGGTGCGTTCCATGCTGCCGCCGTTGGCCTCGATGGGCGATTTCAGCTTGAGGGTGACTCGCTTGCTCATGGTGGTGATGCTCTGGTTGGGGTGGCGATTCTGGGGGCTGCAGCCTGGGGCTGTCAATCCCCCTCGGCGTAGGCCGTCATGCGGCGCTTGCTCTCCTCGGGGCTCGGGTTCGCCCACGGGTCGGGCGTGGTGTCGACCGACAGGTAGCAGAGGAGCAGCATGGCCGCGAGGAAGCCCAGGAGTACGAGGAGGGTGAACATGCAATTCTCCGTAACGAAATGGGGTCAGCCGACGACCGAGGGATCGGCCTTGGTGGTCAACTGGTTGGTGTACATGCCCTCGTCCTGCAGCCGCTCGGCGAGCGGTGCCAGCTTGCTCTTGCGGGGCTTGGCGGCCTTGACCTGAACGGGCACGACCGAGATCGAGCAGCACAGGTGGTCGAGGCGCTTGGCACCGGCCGCCGCGTGGGCAAGCTCGGCGCTGCCGTGGTACGAGATGACGCTGGGCTTGTGCTTCATGGCGCACGTCTCGTCGAGGTAGGCGGCGGTCAGGTGGTGGTACTTGGCCTTCGCCATCCGCTCGCGGTAGTCGGCCTCGCGGAACGTATGGGCGACGAGCGCCCAGGTGTAGGGGCGGTCGGACTTGCGGGTGCCGACCTCCTGGCCGTTCCAGATCACTTGCAGGGTCTTCATGCTGTAGCTCCAGGGTTGATGGTGGGGAAGGTGCGGAGGGTGATCCAGCGGCACTGGCCGAAGGCCATCGGCAGGCGCAGGAACAGGGTCGGGCGGACCCGGCCGGCGGCCTGGGGCACGCCGGACAGGACGAACTGGGACATCGGCTGGTCGTAGCGCATGGCAGGCTCAGTAGGCACGCTTGGGGGCGGCCAGGGCGTGGGCCAGGAACCTGGGGAACCGCTCGGTGAAGGAGCAGGCCGTGACGAAGTGATCGGTGTCGCCCAGGAGGAAGGACAGCGACTGGCCGCTCACGGCCACGCGGTTGGTGAAGACGCGCCACGAGCGGTCGTCGCCCCAGCGCTCGATGTTGCCGATGTAGCCGACCGACAGGCCGAGGTCGGGGTGGGCGGCCTTGGCCTGGGCCACCAGGGCCTCGATGAAGGGAAGGGCGATGTCGATGGATTTCATGGTGTAGCTCCAGGGTGGTGAGGTTACTTGCTGGCGGTGTGGCTGAACCGCATGCCGAAGGCGCGGCGGCCGATGAACTGGTCGTAGCAGCGGGGGGCCATCCTGACCTCCAGGCCGCCGCGCTTGCCGACCTTGACGAACCAGTACTGGGCGGCGACGTAGCGCAGCATGTTGCCCTCGGGCAGGCCGGTCATGTCGGTCCTGGCGGTCACCCAGGTGATGCCGTAGTCGCTCTGCTCGACCTCGACGCTGACGGTGTCCTTGTACTCGGGGTTCTTGCTGACCTGGGTCTGCATGAAGGCCTTGAAGGCCTCTAGGGCGCGTTGCTGGGCGGTGTTCATGGGGGTGGTCCTTGAGGTTTAAACGAGGGGGAATTCGGCGTCGAGGGCGCTCATGTCGACCACCGGGGCCGGGCGCTTGCCGTTGGCGAAGCGCTTGTCGTCCTTGTCCCAGCCGCCGATGCCCAGGGTGTTCCAGTTGCGGTTGGCGAGCGCGAAGCGCAGCAGGTTGTTGACGACATGCGTCTCGGTGCAGTCGAACTGCTCGGCGAGGCGGGCGATGGTCGGGCCGACCTTGCCGTCGAGCGACAGGGTCTTGACGGTGTTGGCGGCACGCCATGCGCGCTGGCGCTCGGCGGCGTTGGCGTACTTGGCCGGGCGGCCTTTCTTGGCCGGCTGCATCGGGCCGACGAATGCTGCCTGGGTCTGGGTCTGGGTGGTCATCTGGAAGCTCCGCTTGTGGTGTCTGTCAAGCTTGGATTCTAGAGACTTTTGAAGCCCCAGGCTACCGTTTGTCAGGGTCGGCGTGAAATAGTGCCGGAACAGCCAAGGACAGTCCTGCAGGACAGCCTGGGACAGCCCTGGCCGGAGGCCGCTACGCCCGGTAGAACAGCTTAGGACAGCCTGTCGTCTCCCATACAAGGGAGAAGAAGGGATTGTGGGGCGGCTGCGCGCGTGCGCGCGAAACGCGACCCGCGTATAGGCGGACAGGCTGTTCGGGCTGTTCAGGCTGTTCGGGGGCTGTTCGGCCGATTTCGCGGCGCGGGCGATTGGCTGTACATTCGCGGCCATGTCAAACCCCTCGACGCCCGGTGAGCCCGAAAAACAAACCAGCACCAAAGGGCGCTTCCAGCCCGGTGGTGCAGGCGGCCCTGGGCGCAAGGCTGGCGTGCCCAACAAGTCGACGGTCGCGTTCAGGGACACCGTTCAGGCGCTGCTCGACGACAACCGCGAGAACGTCGCCCTGTGGCTCAAGCAGACGGCCGAGGGCTCGCGCAACCGCAAGGTCGGCGGCAAGACGGTGCCTGGGCGGCCTCCCGACCCGGCTGGTGCAGCCCGGCTGCTGGCCCAGCTTGCCGAATTCGCAGCGCCCAAGCTCAACCGCTCCGAGGTCGTCGGCGAGGGCGGCGGCCCGCTGACCGTGGTCATCAGGAAAGAGGCGTAGCGCTCATGGAGCCCAGGGTTGAGGTCAACGGCCACGATGTCGAGCCATCGCATTACGTCTCTGGTAATTGGCCGCCCGAGGGCCATCCGCTCTACAGCGACGACGCCCGCGTTGCCTCGGTCACCGACTGGCTGCTGGAGCGTGGGCAGACGATCTTCCAGTTGTTCATGCTCGCCCAGGGCGACGAGCATCGGCACAGCCTGAGGGTGCTGCAGCGTGTAAACGTCCCGCTGGGCGCTCGTGTGCTGTCCCTGGGCTGCGGCGTCGGCGGCATGGAGGCGTACTGGCAGGCCCAGCGGCGTGACCTGTGCTTCACCCTGGTCAACGCATCGAAGGCGCAGCTAGTGCGCTGCCTGTGCCAGGGCCTGTTGATCCAGGCCGACATGCAGGACCCCGACCTCGCGGCGCGGCTGCCACGCCAGGACCTCGTCGTCCTGGGCTACAGCCTGCACCACGCCTACAGCGTGCCGGCGATGCTGGCCGTGGCGCGGTCGTACCTGAAGCCTCGGGGCACACTGCTGGTGCTGGACGTGTGCGACACCTCGGAGCGTTTCAACGACGCCGTGCAGTACCGGGGCCTGGACAGCGGGGCGCTCGACGATGCCGGGCTCGCACGCCAGGACCACGGCGTGCAGTGGCACAGGCTGCCTGCCGGCCTGATCGGCGAGCATGTGGCCGAGGTGCTGGACGCTGGCGAGGCCACGCCTGGGCTGTGGGTCGGCGGCCCGCCATAACTACCAGCGACGAAACATGAGCAAGTGGCGGCTGATGTTCATCCTGCTGCTGCTGTGCATCTTCGCCCTGTTCGGCTGGTCGGCAGGCGAGGGATGGCTGTGATGCACGACCCCTGGTGGTCCTACGGCCTGGACTTCGTCGTCGCCTTCATCGCCGGCATCGCTGCCGACCGCTGGCTGATCTGGAGGGCCAAGCACCGTGGCTGACATGACCGGCTGGATCATCCTCGCTGCATCCCTGGGCTTCATCACTGGCGGGGTCACGATGGCCTGGGTCCTGTGGTACTGGATGGGCGGACCGAGCCTTGGCTGAGATCGTCCTGCCCAACGGGTTCGTCGGTCGGCCGCCGCAGAAGGCGCTGATGCGCTACTTCGACCACGGCGGCCTGCGTGCGGCCGTGTGCTGGCCCAGGCGGTTCGGCAAGGACCTCACCATGCTGCACCAGACCGCCAAGATGCTGCACGAGCGCCCGGGCATGTACTTCCACATGCTGCCCACGCACAAGCATGCTCGCAAGGTGGTCTGGGACGGGTTCGACAACCAGGGCAGGAAGACCCTCGACCAAGTCTTCCCGAAGCACCTGCGCGAGGACACCAACAAGACCGAGATGAAGATCACGTTCAGATGCGGCAGCATCTGGCAGCTTGTAGGCTCGGACTACTACGACAGCCTCGTGGGCTCCAACCCGTTCGGCATCGCCATGAGCGAGGCGGCGCTGTCGGACCCGAGGGCGTGGAGCATGTTCCGGCCGATGCTCGCGGCCAACGGCGGCTGGGCCGCGCACATCTCTACACCCCGGGGCTACAACCACTTCTACGACCTGATCCAGTTGGCGAAGACCAGCGACCACTGGTACCACTCGCACCTGGGCGTGACCGAGACGCAGCACATCCCCCTGGGCGTGCTGGAGGACGAGCGGCGCGAGATGCCCGACGAGCTATATCGCCAGGAGTACGACTGCGACTTCAGTGCCGCGAACGTGGGCGCGATCTTCGGCCGCTACGTCGAGCAGATGGAGAAGCAGGGCCGCATCTGCATGGTCGAGGCGGGCGGGCCCAACGACGAGGTCTGGGTCACCTCCGACATCGGCTACCGCGACAAGGCGGCGTTCGTCTGGTGGAAGCGCATGCGCGGCGGCTTTGAAATCTTCCACTACGACGATGGCAGCGGCATGGATGCCGAGGAGTGGATACCCAGGCTACAGAAGCAGCCGCGCGCCGATGTGCTGGTGCTGCCGCACGACGCCAAGGCCAGGAGCTTCGCGTCCAAGCGCTCGGTGGTCGAGACGTTCCTGGCCGACCGGCCCTGGGCCGGCTGCGACGTGCGTGTAAACGAGCAGCGGAAGAAGGCCGACAGCATCAACGCGGGGCGGCTGATGCTGCGCCGGGTCAGGATCGCCAACAACGAGGCCTGCAAGCCCCTGCTGATGGCCCTCAGGGCCTACCACTTCAAGTACGACGACGAGACGAAGACGTTCAGCAGCGAGCCCGAGCATGACTGGTCGAGCCACCCGGCCGATGCGTACATGGAGGGCGCGGCCAAGCTGGTGGTGATCGAGCCCCCGCCGCCCGAGAAGACCATAATCGTGCCGCCGCTCAGTCACTCCTTCACCCTGGAGATGCTCCACGAGACTGTCGGGCCCTCGGCGAACCAAGGACGACTCTGATGGCTACATACCCGCCGCAACAGCCTCCAGGCGCAACTACTGGTAGCGCAATGCCATCGGATGGCAAGGAGTATCAGGACATCCACGATGGCAAGAAGCCCGGTGATCAGTCGCTAATCCCCGAGCGTGACCAGGGCAAGGACCCGGCAAAGCTGGCCGAGCGCTGGGAGCGGGAGCTTCAGGCTGCAAAGAAGGAGTTGTCGAAGTTCCACACCACCGCCAGGAAGCTGGTGAAGAAGTACCTCGACGAGCGCGACGGCGCGGCCTTCGACAACAGCGACAGCAAGTTCAACCTGTTCTGGTCGAACATCGAGGTGCTGAAGTCGAGCCTGTACGCCAAGCCTCCCAACGTGGACGTGAGCAACACCCACAAGGACAGCGAGGACGATGTCTCACGGGTGGCGGCCAACATCCTGCAGCGGATGCTCAACAACGATTGCGAGGACGACGACGAGTCGACCTACCCCGAGATCACCCGGCAGGCCGTGTCGGACTACCTCGTCATCGGCCTGGGGCAGGTCTGGTACCGCTACGAAGTGGAAACTGAGGAAACACAGACCGACCCGGTCACCGATCCGGCGACCGGCGAGCAGCTTGCCGAGCCCGTGCCCTACGAGGCGATCACCTCCGAGGATGCGCCGGCCGACTACGTCTACTGGGAGGACTTCTGGTGGAGCCCGGCCAGGGTCTGGCAGGACGTGCGCTGGTGCGCGCGGCGGGTCTACATGAACCGCGAGGAGCTTTGCGCCCGCTTCGGCGACAAGATCGGCAAGGACATCCCGGTCACCAAGCAGAAGACCCGGGCTGATGCCCTGGGACACATCAACGACCCCTGGGAGAAAGCCGGGGTCTTTGAAATCTGGGACAAGACGACCAAGTGCGCCTACTGGCACGTCATGGGCTACAACATCATCTGCGACTACAAGCAGGACCCGCTGAAGCTCAAGGGCTTCTTCCCGTGCCCGCAGCCGCTGATGGCGAACCTGACCACCAGCAAGTTCATCCCCCGCGCCGACTTCCTGCTCGCGCAGGACCAGTACGGCCAGATCGACGAGTTGACGACCCGGATCAAGTACCTGACCAAGGCGTGCAAGGTGGTCGGGGTGTACGACAAGAACAGCACCCCCATCGGCCGGGTCTTTCAGGAGGGCATGGAGAACCAGATGCTCCCGGTCGACAACTGGGCCGCCTTCGCCGAGAAGGGCGGGCTCAAGGGCCAGATGGACTTCGTCCCCATCGACATCATTGCCGGGGTCATCGAGAAGCTCACCCAGCAGCGCGACGTGATCAAGGGCAACCTCTACGAGGTCCTGGGCATCGGCGACATCATGCGCGGCATGACCAACCCGGATGAAACCCTGGGCGCGCAGCAACTGAAGGCCCAGTTCGGCGGCAACCGGCTCCAGTTCAAGCAGCAGC